CAAGCTTCCGCATCATAATCCCCTTTCTTGGTTGTCACTTCGGACAGCGCTAACTTCCTAACCGCTCGAAAGTTTCCGCGCAAGCGAACAAAAACCGGGGACTGTTGCCGTAACGTCACAGTTTTTTTCAGCTGGCGATCAGGCCATGCGTCCGCAGCGCCGACAAAACCGCTGCAACCGCAGCCCGCGCTTCCGCGTCGACGACGGCGCCCCCCGTTGGATCGCCGATTGCAGGCTGCCGCGATGCAACCACACGCTCGCCATCCACCACGACTTCGCTGGCCGCAATGATGCCCGTTCGCCACTCACCCTCCCGCCATGTCGCGCCCAGTCCGCTATCCCGCAAGGTCACGACCAGCCCGTCACGCGGCGCGACGAAGCGCCAGCCGCCCTCGGTCCAGATTGCGATCTGACCTGTAAAGCCATTCCATGCACCAGTCGGGGCCGTCCCGACGATCCACAGTTGGCCCGGTGACGGATCGACAGGCGGCGTCTTCGCTCCAAAGGCCTCGGCCACGGGATGCAGCAGCGCATCGATCCGCGCCAGCGCCTCGTTGTGGAACAATTCCTTCTGCGCCTGCCCGGCAGCGAGCAGAGGAAGGGAAAATCGCGTCGTCACGTTCATCGGCTCGGCTCCTGAGTCTCGGGGATTGAGATAAATGCGGGCGGCGACAGCCCGTGGTCCCCGGCCTGCCGGACCTCGATCTGCCCGCCCCCCTCGAGCAGATGGCCCGGCACGGTAAAGGTCGCCGCATCGACCTCGAACATGGTCACACCGCCCGAGCCAGCGACCAGGCGCAGCTGATAGCGTTCGGCCTCTTCGCCTATCGGGACGTCGGCCTCATCGATCCAGCGCCAGCCTATCCGGCTGCGCCGCACCCACGTAAGCGTCGCGCTGCCGTCCGCATTCGCCGTCGCGCGCAACCCTACGGGACTGGGCGGCACGACCGAACTGCCGTTACGGTGCACGATGCATTCGACGCCAGCCGTGCTTCCCGGTGCCACCGCCATTACGCGCACATCACCGCCCCCCGTCGGCACCTCCTGCTGCGCCAGCATGCCAGGTTCGATCAGCACGAAGCGATCACCACCGGCGCCGTTGCCGATTGCTGCTTCTGTGCCGCGCCGGCCGCGCCATAGCCGGCGCAAGCGCCAGCGATTGCCGCCGAGCGCCTGGGCCTCGCCGAACTGAAGCAATTCGTCGCCGACCAGCGCCAGGTTCGCACCGCGGTCCAGTCCGGCCAGATCGGCATCGTGCAAGGCCATGCCGCCATGCATCAGCTCGACGATCAGCTCGCTCCGCAAGTCCTCGATCTCTGCCGGGCCCACGCCCGCCGGTGTTTCCACGGCACCGATGATCGCGGGCAGCGCGGTCGCGCCGGTGGGCTGCCAGGTCACGCCGCCATCGCTGCTCACCGCCAGCGCCGCTCGCCGCCACCCAGCGCCAGTGCCACAGGCCGCAATCGATATGCGCGGCGCTGCCAACATCCCTTCCCCCAAATGCGGCAGCTCGAAGCCATGAAGGACAGTCCCCCCCACCACCAGATCCGGTGGCGGCAGGAAACGACCGGCTGCTGCAGTCGTAGCAAGCGGCGCGGCAACGATCGGCACCAGCACCAGAGTGATTGCCATCTGCTCCAGCGACCATTCGGCGACGCGCCACATTCCCGGTTCGCCGTCGATCGTCACCCGCTCGCCCGGCGAAACCGTCATCGCGCGCCAGCCTGCGCTGACCACGCGCCGCTCGCGCTCCGCTTCCGCTCGCGTAAGAATCGCCTCGGCCATCCCCTTGGCCCCGCCCGCGCTCAACGCCGCGGCAAGTTCCAATGCCTCGACACGACTGCCGCCGCCAGGTCGCCACGCCTGCTGCAACCCTGCCTGATAGTCGCGAGCCGGATCATAGTGGCTGAGCGTGACGCCACGCGGCACTGCGTCGGCGGTAGCGATATCGCGGCGACGTACCGCACCTCCGCCGCCCAGATCCCTTACGCTCGTCGCCGGCCCGGTCCCGGCTGCCAGAGCAAGGCTTTTACCCTGCGCAACCGGCCAGCCGCCGACCGCGCGCACCAGCGGTTCGACCACGGCGCGCTGCGAGTCACCATAGGCGGAGAAGCCGCCGATCGGCTGGGTCGCTTCACCCGCGTTCACCCGGCCCCTGGCCACTGCCGAGCAGATTTCGCCCGCCGTCACGTCACCGGCATCGGCGATCACCTCGAAGGTCAGCGACGGAATTCGATTGCCGAAGTCGGTGAGATCGAGATCTTCAAACACGGCGTAGGCGATGCCGCGATGCGCAGGCGTAAGCTCCATCCCTTCTGCCGAAGCGATCAGCGGATCGGGCGCTTGGTTCTCGCTGCCGTGATGCAGGCGGAACCCGGTGGATGCCTTCCAATCCCCCGCCTTCCCGCGCAGCAGCTTGCCGTCCGCCCAGATCCGCCCCACGCCGATGATCGGGCGGGCCGACAGCGCCACGGCAAACGACGCGGTATAGCTATAGCTGGTCGTGGTCGGCCGCCCCTTGCCGCCTTCGCGGTGGCGATGCTCGATCAGATCGGTCGCCCAGATCACCGATCCCGCCACGCGCAACGTGCCGAACAGCTGCGGGATCGGCGTGCCATAGCTCGACGTCTGGACCTTGAGCTCGGTCAGCCTTGGTCCTTCGCGCCCCTTCGGCTTGAAGACTTCGCGATCGACGCGCTGCCCCAGCAGCCCGCCAAGCATTGCGCCCACCGGCCCGCCGATCGCGCCGCCGATGGTCGTCAGCACCAACGTCGCCATGGCTATTCCTTCCGCCAGCGTTTCAATATCGGCCAGGGCGGCTCACCGGGCCGCTCCACCACGCGCCGCAGCGACGCATCGGCATGGATCACGCCCCGCTCGCTCGCGATGCCCAAATGCAGCTGCCCCGGACCTGCCAGGAACAGGATCAGGTCGCCGGGCCGCTCATCCGACACTTCGGTCAGGCCCGCTGCCGATACCGCGTCGAAGACACGTATCGGGTCGCCGGTGCGCAGATCATAGCCGCGCGGCGGCCTCACCGTATAGGCAAGCGCCGCCAGCCCGACGCAATCGATCCCTTCCGCCCCGCCGCGACCATGCAGGCGGAAGCGCGTGCCGATCGCACCCCGCGCGCGCTGAAGCGGCGTCATGCGCCGGGATAGCGCGTCAGCAGGTCAATCCCGGGCAGATAGGGTTCCCCCCGAAAGTTCGCGGCATTGCCAAACCGCCCCGCGCACGTCGCGATCGACTTGTCGCAGCCCTCGCGCAACTCGATCAGCGCGTCGCTGGCGTCGAACCGTGGAGCTCGCCGCAGTGTCACCCTTACGCCGTCGGAGCCGCGCACCGCATCCTCAAGCCCGCAATTCGGGCCGCTAAGCCAACGCACCCGGCCGTTGTCATAAAGGCCCGCCGGCGCGGGGTCGCCCGAACAAGTCAGCACCGTCGCCTCCACCGCCATCACGCGCGCCAGGCGCACCCGCCCCGCCATCGCCACGCGGCAGCGCCGGTCGCCCAGTTCCGCGCGACACTCGGGCGAGGTCGTCTCGTTGACCGGCGCGGCCAGTGCGGCAGCCGCGCCACGCAATTCGGCCGTCAGCTTGCCGTCGCGCGTCTCCACGGCGCCGATCGTGCCGGTGCCCAGCCCCACATGATCGCTCGTATCCGTCCAGTTCACCGCCAACAGGCTAACGCGCGCGCCGTCCCATCGCCCGGCCAGCAAGTCGGTCTCGCTGATCGCCGCTCCGGTCAGCACGCCGGTCACGTCCATGCTGTCGGCGTCGAACGATGCGCTGCGCTTGATCGCCGATGGTGTCATGCCGGGCGCGGCGCGATAGCGCAGTCCGTCGATCTCGAGATCCCGATCATGCGCGGTCAGCCCGATCGTCACCCCGTCGCGGCGATCGATCCGCCAGCATAGCGCGATCGTCGCCAGCGGCTCGTCCAGCCAGCTCATGCCTCACGCACCTCGACTAGCGGCACGCTGGGCGCGATGCCGGCGAGATACGTCGCGCGGCTGACGCTCAGCTGATCCTCGGCAAAGCGTACCATCACCTCGAAGCGAAAGCCGGCGCTGACCACCGCGGCTGCGTCGGGCGGCACGTCCAGCACGACTACCCCGCCCGCTCCCAGCGCGAATGCAGCGGTCTCCACCCCATCCACTGCCACGCGCACGCTGCCAGCGACCGGCCGCGTGATCCGCCGCGCCATTGCGCCATAATGTTTGACTAGTGCAAAGGACTGGCGCTCGCCATCGCCTTCGCCGATCGGCTGATCGAGCGGCCCCGGCTCGCCGCCGTCATTGGAGCAATCGTCGAACGGGTCGCGGAGCCGAAACGCGCGCGCCGGGCCCATCCGCGCGCGATAAAATGCCAATAGCTCGCGAATGTCCGCTTCGCTCCGCACCCCCGGCCCGACATCATAGCGGGTGCGCGCCTCCGCCCAGGCGGCATTGCGCGCTTCATGCCCGCCAGCACTGGTCAGGATCGCGGTCGAAACCTCGGGTGCGACCTCGGCCTCGCGGCCCAGCGCCAGCGGGAACAGCACATCGTCGAACGCCTGCACATCGTCCTCCTGATCGAAATAGGTGAAGCCGTCGCGGATCACCTGCGGCAGCGCCCAGATAAAGCCCGCCGCCACCCCGCGCCGTCGCGCCGCATCCGCTGCGCCGGCAATCTCCCGCCACTGGTGGGCGTCCTCCGGGTTCAGCACGAACCCCGCGAAGTAATGTTGGCGCTCGATCGGATAGCCTAGCCGCGCCTCCGCCAACGCCACGCCGCGCGCGGTCGCATGCGGGTTTCCTGCAACGGCCCAGTCGTAATCCTCGAGCTGCAGCACATCGAACGCGGGATAGGCCCATCCAACCGGCAGGTTCGCGCGCATCGCCTCGGGCGCGGCGCGGTCGATCACTGTCGGCAGATAGGCGAGCAGCAACAACATCGCATCCGCCGCTTCGGCCCGCACCACAGCGCCCAGCGCTGCGGTCGAAGCCGCCAGCAACGCCCCCGCCGCATCCAGCACCGCAACATCGGGATTGCCCCGCACATTCTGCTCGGGTGGATCGCCCAGCGCCGCGCGCGCTGCATCGTCATGGATGCACAGCCGTCCGTCCACCATCACCCACCACCACGGCTCACCGACCTGGAACTTGACCACCAGCCCCGCCGCCGCCGCGACACTCACGAACGCACGCGCGACCGCTTGCAGATACGCCATTGCCGCGCCGTTCGCCGGCGACAGCAGCGCCGATGGCGGGGTCCAGCCGGTCAGCCCTGGCGACCCGTCGAACGCGCGCTGCTTCCAGTCGTCCCAGCAATGCGCGTCGAGCAACTCGTAGCTCAGCGACCAGATCACGCCAAAGCCCAGCGCCTTCGCCCGCCTCGCGAAATCTGCATGCCACGCCGCACACGCCGAATTCAGCGTCCCGCCTGTAAGGGTCACGCGGTAATCGCCATCAACCGGCTCAAGCCGGAAGTAATGGCTCATCCCGACATAATGGACGATGTCCCCGCGATAGCCGAGCTGCAGCGCGTTCCGCAGCAACCGCGCCGGGGTGACATGATAGCTGTCGTCATAGCCGCTGCAGATCGACAGCCCATGCTCTGGCAAGATCACGTCGCCGATCGCCAGCACCGCGCCCGGCCCTTCGGCCACGATCTCGCTCAGTTCCACCCATGCTTCGACCGGTGCAGCCAGCGCGGCCTCTTCCCCGGTATAGCCGCCGGGCACGAGGCTCACGAACATCCGGTCGATCTCGCCCGCCCAGACCGGGTCGGCCTCCTCGGGCAAAAGGAACCCGCCGAACGCCTGCGCGAAGTCGATCGACACGACCGCGTCCTCGGGCGTGCCCTGCGCATAGTTCCACAGCCGCACATACCATGCCCGCGGCTCCCCCACCGCATCGCGCCCCTCGATGGTCAGTACCGGCCCATTCACCGCATCGAGCGGAAGCACCCCGCTGGATCGCCAGCGGAACCGCAGCCGGCAATCTCGATAGTCCCGCCGCGTTTCATATGCGAGCAGCACATGGTCGTGCCGATCCTCGCTCTCCCAGATCAGCCCTGCCAGATCGTCCTGACGATAGAACACCGCGTCCACGCGCAATGCGTCCGACGCTGTGGTCACCACGCTTGCCATCATCGGCCGCGGAAAGTTGATCGTCCAGAACCGTGGATCGAAACGGGAGACCACGCCCTCCGCCTGCACCGTGCGTTGCTTGGCCAGCCAATATGCCATCCTCGTGCTCCGTGTTAGAAGACGTGCAGAACGGGAGCCGACCATGCTTGCTGCGCTATTGCTCACCGCCGGGTCGGGATGCGGCGCACCCGTTCCCTGCCCTTCGCCTCGGGACGTTGTCGTCGCGTTCAATGCTTTCGAAACCGGCCTGGAATGGGATCTCCAGGCCGATGCCACGCGTACATCGGATGACGTCGTGTGGGCCTCAGTCCATCGCACAAAACGCATCACCGGCCTTCGCTGCACTCCCGCTGGAGCTCAGCAACCGATGGTGACATGCCGTGGCATCGTGCACCGCATGAGTTCGCGCTCGCGACAGACGTTTCAGCTGGTTCTTACTGCCGACGGGTGGCGTCTCGCGGAACACCTGAACCGCATCAAGAGCTGACCTCTTCAATCGATCTCCGCCAGCGCCGCCTTGACCGCGCGCGCCACTTGCCGGCTCGATTGCTGCAAGGCGCCTGCACTCTCGCCGCGCGGCGCGTTGATGGTGATCGCCACCCGCACGTCACGTCCCGCACTCGGCCGGGGGGCGTCGACGCGTCCGCTCGCCGTCGGCACGAACAGCTCCGGTCCGCGCTCGCCGACCACATAGGCGCGTCCACCCGTGACCGGTCCACCCGTCGCGCGGCCCGGCAAGCCGAGCAGCCCCCCCAGCAGTCCGCCGATGCCACCGCCCGCGCCGCGTCCCAGGATCGCGTCCAGCCCGCCGCGCACCGCTTCCGCCGCAATCTCGCCCAGCACCTGCAGGGCGACCCGCTTCAGATCCTCGAACCCTAGCTTCCCAGTTCGCACCGCCCGCAGCAGCGCGCGCTCGATCGCATCGCCCGCGCGATCCGCCCCCGCTTGCAGCGGCCCGTCGATCGCGCCGCGCATCTCCGCCACGTCACGGGCAAAGCCCTGCGTATCGGCGCGCACGCTCACTACCAGCCGCTCGATTTCCTCATCCATCCGGAAATGCCTCCATCATCCGCGCGATCGTATTGCGGTCCGGCGGTGCGGCATCCTCACCTGCCAGCGCGCGCACCAATGCCGCGAGCTCGGCTGGCGTCGCTGCCCAGAACAGCTCGGGCGTCCAGCCGAACGCCACCCCCGCCTGCCCCGCCAGCCGCGCTGCGGCCTGCGCGAACATCCTCATCGACCCGCCAGGATCTGTCCGATCAGCAGCTTGAGCGCGGGCGTCGCCGCCGCCAGCCCACCCGCCGCAATGCCCTCGCCGAATGCCTCACGCGTCAACCCCTCGGGCCGCTCGCGCAAACAGTGCCAGAACAGCGCCACCATCTCGCCGATCGCCAGCCGACGCTCGGCCGCGCGCTCCACCAGCGCGAACAGCGGCCCCACCTCCTGCTCCGCCGCGACCAGCGCAGCAAAACTCGGCCGCAGCACCAGCTCGATCCCGCCAACGCGCAGCGTCGCTTCCCCACGCGCAGGATTGGCAAAATCCCCTCTCCTGCGGGGAGACGAAGGGAGCGCCGCAGCCGCGGAAGGGTGAGGGCGAGCCGGCCGTTCAGCCACCCCGCTCATGCCGAAACCACCGGTCCGGAGCTTTCCAGATTCAGCGTGTAGGTCCGCTCGCCGTTGAAATCCCCGGCATAGTCCAGCCGTGTGACCAGGAACCGCCCGGTCATCGTCGCGCCGCTCTCGAAGCTCAGCCGATAGTCGTCGAGCACCCCCGACAGCGCATTGGCCTTGACCCGAGCCTCCGCCGCCGATCCGGTGAAAACCCCCGCGCCCGACACGCTGACCGATCGCACCCCCGCTCCCGACAGCAGTTCGCGCCACCCGCCACTGTCCTTGGACGTAATTGCGACCGCCTCGCCATTGACGCTCAGCTGCGTGGTGCGCAGCCCCGCCACGGTCGCATAAGCCACCGGCGAACCGCCATCGCCGACCTTCAGCAAGAACGCGCTGCCCTTTTCCGCTGCCACCGTCTTTTCTCCTTGGTTTCCGCACCGGCCCGCTCCCTCACCCGGCCACCCATTTCAGAATATCCTGTCGATGGGTGGCAGGATGGGGAGCGGGCCGGTCCCGCCTCAAAAGGTTTCCTTCAACATCCGAACCCGAAACTCGCTCGTCGCCGCCCAGCGTCCCTCCCCCTCACGGACCAGCCGGCTGCGGACCAGGACCAGGCTGACGATCCGCCACCCCCCGCCCAGCATCGCCGGCATCGCTGCGACCGCATCCTCCACGCCCGCCGCCAGCTGCCGCATACGCGACGGCCGCTCGCCCGTGTCGAACAGCGTCACCGCCACCCGCCCTTCGCGCCCGGCCATGTCCTTGGTGCTCCAGTCGGTCAGCACCGCTTCCTCGACCAGCGCATAGGGCCGCGCGGCTCGTACCGGCGGTGCCTCGAACACATGGGTCAGCGCGGACAGCGCCGCCTCGCCGCGGATTGCGGCGACCAGCGCGGCGTGAAGCTCGCCCCGCGCGCTCATTTGAGCAGCCCCGCGATCCAGCGCAGGCGCCCATCGCGCCGTAACCCGCGCCCCTCGATCACCACGGCGCCTGGGGTGGCGCTGACCTGCACGCCCGGCGCTGCTTCGACGATCCGCTCGGCCAGTCTCGCAGACTGCCGCGCCACGGCGGCCTCGCCGATCCGCTCGACCCACCGGTTCACGCCCGCCGCTCCGCGCTCAGCCGCATTCGCCGCCATGGCCGCCACAGCGCGGCCACCGCCGCAGGCGGTGCGGCGCCTTCACGCGCTTCGATAAGATGCGCGGCCATCTTGACGATACCCTGCGCGATCGGCACCGGCAGGTCGCTCCAGCCTGCCGCGAGCCCGGCGGTCAGCCGCACACGAATGCGCCGCGAGCTGCCCGCCGCCATAACGCGCACCCAGCCGCGTCCGCCGGCATCGATATCGATCGCATAGGCATCCGCCGCCAGGGCAACGCCGTCCGCATCCTCGACTCCGTCGATCGATACCACCGGCACCGGCCCCAGCAGCTGCCAGCCACCCTCCACTGGCAGCGATACCTGCCACTCGCGCACGATAAGCACTTGTCCGGTAAACGCCTCGCACAGCGCCAGCGCTCCGGCCGTCATCCGCTCGATCGTCGCATCTTCACCATGGCCGTCGATGCGCAGCTCGCCGCGCACGGCGTCGCGCGCAGCAGCGATCGCCGCCACCGGAAAGGGCGGTGAATCCATGTCACGCTCCTTGATAGTTCTCAAAGAAGGGAGCGGGCCCCTCCGGCCCGCCCCCACCGCATCAGCTGGCGGCGAACTTCATCACCTTGATCGCCTCGCTGTTGGTCACTGCGCCGCCGACCCGCTTGGTGGCATAGAAGTGCACGAACGGCTTGTTGCTGTACGGATCCCGCAGGATTTGCGTCTCGCCGCGCTCGGCGATCAGATAGCCGGCCTTGAAGTTGCCGAATGCGATCGACAGCGAATTGGCCGCGATATCGGGCATATCCTCGGCCTCGATCACCGGATAGCCGAGCAGCGTCGCCGGCTGCCCGGCGGATAGCGCCGGCTGCCACATCGCCGCGCCGTCGCTGGTCTTGAACTTGCGGATCCGCGCCAACGTCGCCGAGTTCATCACGAACACTGCCCCCTGGCGGTACGGCGGCCGCAGCGCCTGGACCAGGTCAATCAGCTTTTCCTCCGGATCGGCCGGAAATGCGCCCGACGTGCCTGACGCGACATGCTGCAGCGTCCCGAACGACCGCACCCCATCACCCGTCGCTGCGGTGGCATAGTTCAGGAAGCCCTTCGGCTTGTTGGTGCCATTGCCGCTAACGAACGCCGCGCCCTCGGCTCGTGCGAACTCCCGCGCGATCTCGTCGGCCAGCCACGCCTCCACATCGAACGCGGCGTCGTCGAGCATCGTCTGGCTCGCCGCCGGATTGGCATAGAGGTCGCCCATCGGCGGCGCGATCTCGTTGAACGCCGCCGTCGCCGTCTCGGCCCGCGCACCGGTTTCCGCCGCCCAGCCCGACGGCGTGCCGCCCGACGCGACCAGCTTGCGATAGCCCGCACTCCCCACCGTCACCACATTGGCGATGGCGCGGATCGGCGAAATGCTGGCGAGCGTCGTATCGACCAGCGCATCGATCTCGCGCGGGATGGCATAGCCCCCCGCGCCATCGCTCGCCCCCGACAGCGCCTTCAGCTCCAGCGCCCCTGCGCCGCTGCGCAGGAACCCCTCGAACGCCGCCCCGCCCAGGCCCGGCGCCCGCGCCCCACTCAACATCGGCCGCGCCGCCGGCACGCCCATGCTCTCGATCGCCTCGAACGACTGTTCGAGGACGTCTGCCTTGGTTTCCATGTCTTTCTCCCATGCAAAAAGGAGCGCGCCACCGGCACGCCCCACCACCGCCTTGTTGATGTTCTGTTCAGTCCTTCGCGGCTTGCACCGCATGCACCCGCGCGTGGCGCTGCATCGGCCGCGCCACCAGGCTCACCTCGCACAGCTCAAGCGCCCGGATCTCCCGCCACTGCCCCTGCGTCGCCGCCGTCACGCGATAGCCGAACGACAGCCCGCTCACCGCGCCCTGCGCCACCAGCCCGGCCAGATCCGGCGCGTCCACCCGCCCCGTCACCCGCAAGCCCCGGGCATCCTCGGCGATCGTCTCGATCACGCCGACCGGCTCGCCGCGATGCTGCCACAGCAATGGCACCCGCCGCACGCGCGCGCCGAACGCCCCGGGCCGGATCACATCGCCACCCCGATCCGGCGCATCGAACACTGCGGCATAGCCCGCGAACCGCACGGTCATTTGCCCAGGCCCCACAACCCCAGCTTCACCGCCAGCCCCACCATCACCAGCGCCAACGCCATCCGCACGACCCAGCCCGCCACCGCGCGCACTGCCGACTTCTTCGCGTCGCGCCACGCGCCCAACAGCTCGCGAAGCTCCGCCATGTCCTTCGCCGCGCTTGCGTCAGCCAGGCCCAGCCGTGTCAGCGCGCGGCTCGCGCCCAGCTCGCCCGCCTCTTCGGCGATCGCGCGCAGCGTCGCCA